ACCAATTCCAACAGCAATAGCACCCCAAGGCAGACCGATTAATAATGTAAGGAAATTCTCTGTGAGTTTTACCTTGTCTGCTTTACCAATAGCATCAGCGATGCCACCGACAACGGTATCAACAAAAGCATTAATGCCCTCGTTAATCTCTTTGGCATCGAAGCTTTCAAGAAATCCGTTTACAAACTCGCTTACAGCATCAGACACATCTTTTCTCAGTGTGCCGTCTTTAAACAGGCTCTTGAGAGTCGTGCCAATACCAGTAAGGAAAGTGCCAAGAGTCTTACCCATATCTTTGGGATTGAGTTCATCTATAGCACCACGAATGCCCTCTTTAAGCTTTTCACCAAATCCAGAAAAATCGAAATTCTCAACGAAGCCACCAAAGAAGTTCCAAGCTGCTCTGAATTTATCAGCAATGGCTCTGCCAAGCGCATCAGCATCCCATTCATCGATCATTGCGTTTGCACCATGTGCTAATCTCTTGCCCCACTGTCTCCAGTTAAAGCCGTTAATCCACATTCTGAAGGTGTAAACAATGTCGTTAAGACCTCTGGCAAGCGTTCTGCCAATAAGACCCCAATCGATGTACTCCATCATGGAGTTGACAGAAGCTTGGAAAGGCTGAATAAAGTTGTAAACCTTATCCTTCCATTTGTTCCAATCCAGAAGATCATAAATCTTTGCAAACCCGGCATTAAGGGCATAAGCAATATTTTTGCCAAGTCCTTGCCAGTCTCGCTGAATAAATGCTTTGCGTATTCTCTTTGCCCATTTATTGATAGCGTCAACAACAGGCGAATTGTCAAGGTCAGCAGTGAAGTCCGGCAGAAGACCAGAAGTATCCAGTCCACCAAGACCGCCACCGCCACCGCCACCACCGCCACCAGAACCACCAGATCCGGCAGAGTTTGTATCCTTTGCCAACTGGTTGAGTTCATCAAACGGAAGTACGGTAAGCTGTTTCTTTAATTCCTTTGCTGCCTTCCCGGCTTTTCCAAGACCATCAGAAGCACCGCCTGCTCCACCACCAAGATCACCAATGGCATCAGAAGAATCTTCGATAGAACCAGTGAGGTCATCAGCGTATCCTCTAGCAGCTGCAAGTGGTTTGCCAAACAGCGTCCACATGAATACACGGAACGCATTGGCTGCTTGAATCAGTCTTCTAATAAGAGCATTAAGCCAACTGATTGCCGGAGCAATAGCGGAAACAAGACCCTGACCAATGGTCGCAGACAGAACCTGTGTATTCAACTGAAGAAGTCTGATCTGATTGGCTGCCGATTGAGCGGTTCTTCCGAAATCCCCCTCTGCGTATTGTGTGGCGTTAAGGATATACTGGTATCTTAATGCCATCTGTGTGGCTTGATCCATTTCTTTCCAAGATGTATTGATACCTTGGCTCAGAGCAAATGCTTGCATATTGGCAACGCTCATGTTAACGCCCAAACTTCTTAATGGTCTGCTCATTCCGGCGAGACCACTTGTAATCTTGGTCATGGCTTCGTCTACAGTAATATCATAGAACGAAGCGATATCTCCGGCTCTCTCAATGAGGTCGGTTGACATCTTTGCAGCACTGTCTCTCATTTTCTCGCTGACATCAAAGCCAGACGAGTTAAAAATGGACTGCAACCTTCCGGCATATCTAAGTGCAGCCAGTTCAGATACACCAAAGGCATCTATTGTGGATTTTGACCACTTATAGACATAGCCAGATATGTCTTCGTATCCTTTACGCAAGCTGCCAAATGCGGTATCAATTACGTTCTGTATTTCAACAATTGAAGAGCCAAGATTAAATGACTCTTTGAGCCATCCGAATACTCCTCGTAATCCTACGAAAGGCAGTACCGCTCTCAGCAGATTCCCGAAGGAAAGTGCCATGTTATTGACATTGCTTGTATGTCTAGGGATAAGACCAAGCTTACCCATAAAATTGCCTAGTGCAGAAGCACCCTGTCCACCAAGTTGGAGTGATGTTCTGAACAGGCCACTCATAGACCTAGATAAGCTGTTCAATCCGGCTGCAAGTCCGGCTCTCAAAGGAGAATCGCCAATGGAAAGATTGACTTTTCTTGTCCTCGACAGCTTGTCCATTGCCTTGGTGACATTGGTGAGATTGGTTACCGCCTGTGAGTCACCATTGGTAGACAGTCCAAGGTCTATGGATTTATTCTCTAAGTTGGAAAGGTCGATTTGTGACAACTTTGTGAGGTTGTTGATAATCGGTTTCCACTTAGTACCGCTCAGATTCTTAATGCTACTTACAAAGCTGTTAACTCCGGCAGAGTGACTCGCAAGCCTCTGTGCTTGGTCAGCAGTGCCAGATAAGGCTTCTGACAGCCTGGATAACTGCTCTATAGCTTTTGTCGCATCTGAGCCTATGCCAAGTTGTAACTCGTCTATGCGTTCAGCCATTTGCGTCACCTATAAAAAGAAAAGGCAAGGTGTTACCCTTGCCCATGACTCGCTTTAAAGTTTTCATTAAAAACAGCCGTCCACGCACAGAATTTGTTAAATTCAGCGTTAGGATCATATTCAGCTTCTTCCGCATCTTTAGCCATCTGAGTCAATGGCTTTTCGATGTACTTGGCTTTCGATTTGTTTCCGGCTAGACACGCACTAACTGCGGTATGTACTGCGGATTGGACATAGATTCCCATCTGGTACATTTGGTAATCCCATAACTCTAAGCGCATATCATGCATCTTACGATATGGGTCTAACTCGGCAGATGTCGAATCCCAGAATTTCTCTTCTGGAACACCAAGCATTAAGAAGAAAGGCAGAATATTGTTTAGGACTCGCTCTCGGAAACTGGCATATTCATCACTACCGCTCGTGCCGGAGTCTCTTCCATCTCCTTCATCGTTTCGGTTGCCGTCTGTTCCATCGTCACTGCTTCTTCCAGGCTCTGGAACACTGTTGATAAAAAACCATTCTTCCTCAGTTCATCGTTCATCTCGGCGAACAATGTGGATGCGCTCTGAGGGTGTTTCTTAGTGGACTCATCCTCGTAGTCATCAATAAGATCAATGACAAACGCAACACGCTGCTTGTACTCGTCATCGTCCTTGTAGCCGAACTCATCGGAATGGTACTTCTGAAGTCCGGCAAGCAGTAACTCGGCGGTGGTATGAACGAAAGAACCCATGATCTCGGACAGCTTCTTGCCACCGAAGTCATCGCCAAAGGAGACAACCTTATCCAGAATGTCTCCCTCAGACAGACATCTATATGTGAATTTAACTTTAAACTCTCGTCCGTGAACTTTAAAAATATACATAACTTCCCTCACTAGTTATATAAATTTGAATTTCGATTAGGTCGAAGCTGTAGCTGCTGCGATGGTAACAACGGTAGAAGGATAAACAGTGATCGTCATTTCGATCAGGCCGTTAACTTCGCCTTCGTTAACATACACATCGTACTGACCTTCCCATGTAGCCTTCGCTCCGGCATTGCCACCGAAATCGAGTTCGAAGTAGCCATCGGTCAGAGCATTGGTCTTCAGAGAAGTATAAGCAGTAGTTGTGAAATTCGCAGTAAACTGCATATTCTCGACAGACTGGACACCGGGCCATTTGTGTTCGCATCGGTTCGCTACTCCGATACCGTTCTCTAGGAACTGCTATGCCTTTATATATACGCATAGGTCAGACTATATCACCATCCTGATAGGATGCTCCCCATTTCCACACGCTTGTGTGTACTCCCTTTCGGGATAGTCGTTGAACCTTCATCTTTCGATGCTTGGCTACTGATTGTCCTTGAATCGTCTACTTTCAAGGAGTTTCCAGTAATTAAAGGAGTTATTCGACAAGCATTACTGCTTGAAGTCGCACTCAGTTTACGAATGTCTGTGCCGTGTCTGTAAGGTCTGTGGACTCAATCTGCTCTCTCTCGCCATTCAGCTGTGGAAAGGTCTTGATCTTGCACAGTTCAGAAAGAGAGTTTGCAGTTGTACCGAATTTAAGGATAGTACCGATTGTATTATGCGCTTTTGC